AATTCAAAAAACTTTTTGTTTTTCCATACAGTATCTACAACATAAAGATCATCATGTGGGTCTTTAATCAAGAAATCAATGTTATCTGTAAACAAGACATCAAGATCAAAGTATAGATTCATTCCTTTACCTGATATGTCTTTCGAGAAGATGAGAACTTTATTCCACCAAGTATCTAACTCATAATGGTTAATATCAATAAAAGTAATAGGAAAATCTGTTTGATGTTTTGTATCCGTAAGACAAATGAACTTAAATTCATAAGATAAATAATCGGTGCACATGTTATAAAGATTCTCAACATGTGCAAGAGTGTATCCTGGTTTGACTAATACGCAGTAAATATTGATCATGATTGTTAATTTCATCACTTTAAAATGGGGGACTAAATACGGTCCCGAATATGTTAATCGATTATACGCAAATTTGAAAAATGCGTATACCGGCGAGTTTGAATTTTACTGTTTTACAGATAATGCAGTAGGTATAAATCCTGCAATTCATATTAGAGATATTCAAGAATTAAGACCTGATCCTACTCAATGTTTCACTGTAGAAAAGATATTTCTATTTGACCCAGACATAATTAAACTGTCTGGAAATTTTGTGTTGCTCGATTTAGATATACTTATCATTAATGATTTATATCCATACTTATCTTCATATAATTTCACTGAAGGTCGCTTCATCAAAAATTATTGGAACGGAATTGATTATGGTGAGATATTTGGAAAGTTTGGAAGAAACTGGTTAAATAGTTCTTTTGTGACATGGAAAGAAGATCAGTTGCTTTTCATTAAAGAATTTTATGAATTGAATAAGAAAGCGATAGAATTCAAATATGGCGATTTAGATTTATTCCTATTTCAATCATTGAAAGATGCTCTAAACTATCATCCTAAAAAAATAGTATATTCTTATGAGGATGGCGCAGATGAAGATGATCTAGAACATCGTAAACTTAGAAAAGAATATAGCCTAGTTTTATTCAATACCTCTCATGGTCGAGGAACAGAATTACATAATGCAGATTCTTGGGTGAAAGATATGTGGTGCAGATATGATTGATATTTTTATAGAATTAAAAAATCAATTATCTAAAAAATTAAATGAGAGACCCGTAGATCATTTAATATCATACTATTCTAATAATCCTTTCAATAAAAGAGATATCTTTTGTTCTAATTTGATATGGGATAATTTTGATAAGGATGTCTCTAAAATATTGATTGTGGGTGGCAACATTCCTCTAGTGTATCTAGATAAATTTAAACAATATGATTTGACTTTCATTGATAATAACTCATGCCTTTCATATTGTTCAGATTACATTGAAGAAAAATATAACTGTAAGATAATCAATGAAAATCCTATTACTGAAAATTTGACTTCTTTAATAGATGCAAATGATCTGATCATATATCCAGAAACAGAAACTCTGATACCTTTTGATTTATTAAGATATACTCATAAAAGAAAACTTGTATTCTGTTCTAATTTTTTATTCTATGATTTTAAAATAAACAATAATTTAGCGTATAGCGAAGATGATTTGATAGATTTATGCAATATAGAAACTATAAAATTAAAAGGAACTGAACCTTTAAAGTTCAATGATACAGTTAGAAATTTTTATTATGTGATGGGCAATGCTAGTTAATTTTATAACTTTTAAATGGGGAGTTAAGTATAGCGCAATTTATGTCAACAGGGTATATTGGGCAATGAAGACTCTTTATACTGGCGAGTTTATCTTTCATTGTATTACGGATAATAGTGAAGGATTGGACAAAGATATTGTTATCCATGACATTAAAGAAATAGCACCACTAAACAATGTTTTCTGCACAAATAAATTTGATATTTTTTCGAAAAATTTTAAGATAAAAGGAAATAAGATACTTTTTGATATTGATGCTTTGATACAAAAAGATCTATATCTATATTTAAAAGAATATAATTTTTGTGAACCTAGATTTGTAGAACCTATTTGGCAAGATAAAAAATTTAAATATAAAAATTTTCATAACAATTCTTGTATGGTAAATACTTCTTTTGTTACATGGAAAAATGATCAGTTGCATTTTATTTATGAATTTTATATTAAATACAAAAAACTTATAGAAATTAAATATGGTCCTGCAAAAAGTTCAGATAGAATTCTTTTTAATTTATTCTATGATATATTAAAGTTTCATCCTAAGGGTATTATATACTCATATTCATTTGGTGCATCATATCCAGATGATTTAAAAGTAGAAAAGTATAGACCTGAATATTATATAGCAATGTTTTTGACATCTCATGGAACAGGAACAGAACTGCATGATGCAAATTCCTGGGCAATAGACATGTGGAAAAGATATGATAGTTAACTTCATTACATATAAATGGGGTACTAAATATGGACCTAAATATGTCAATCGATTATATTGGACATTAAAAAATACATACTCAGGTAAATTTTCATTTTATTGTATTACAGATGATGCAGAAGGATTAGATAATAGAATCCAAATAATCAATCTCACAAAAAATTTTACTAAGGTTTATACTAGCCAAAAAATACAAAGTATGGATATTGATTTTCAAATAAAAGGAAATAAAGTTTTACTAGATTTAGATATTCTTATCCAGAATGATTTGTATCCGTATCTAAAAGATTATAATTTTATTGAACCTAGATTTACAGAAGCATTATGGCAAGACACAGAACACGCTATGAAAAATACACATCATGCCTCTTGTCTTGTAAATAGTTCTTTTGTTACGTGGAAAGATGATCAGTTAGATTTTCTCTATAAATTTTACATGAAACATAAAAAAATAATAGAACAAAAATATAATAGTTTTGATAGGTTTCTTTTTATAAATTTCTATAATGTTTTAAAGTATCATAAAGATGGCGTAGTATATTCTTATAGTTTTGATAAAGAACCCAAGAAATTTAAGGAGCAGTTTTTTATAAGCATCTTCCTTACCTCTCATGGAGAAGGTATCGAATTACATGATGCTAATGATTGGGCAAAGGATCTATGGTGTAAATATGACAATTGAGATGACGCATTTTTATGGAAATCATGTAAGAAAAAAAGAAAAAGATTGTGTTGAAATTATAAAATCACACTTTAAAACTTTATCTGAAGTAACTATTATAGGAACAAGATATCCATACAACTATGTTACAGAATTGAACAAAGAATATAATTGCAAGTTTAATTTAATTGATTTTCATCCGTATTTTGAAAAATGGTGTTTAGAAAATTTATCTTTTGCGGATATAAATATCTATAGAATGAGACCTTTGTTTGATGATATTAATTCTATAATTAATAATTCAAACCTAATTATATTTCCTGAAACAGAATATTTACTTCCTTTTGAATATTTAAATTATAATCTAAAAGATAAAAATGTTATGTTTGTTAATGAGTATTTTGAACCCAATCATATAAAGAATAACTTTGTGTATTCACTTGATGATATGGAAGAAATGTGTAATGTGAAATCTAATCTTAAAGGCAAATTAAATAATACATCCTTTTATCTATTAAAATTGGCGTGATATGACTCTTTATTTGTTATGGTTATTTGCAGGAACAATTTACGGATTCATAATTGGATTGATTCCTGTTGCTGGTGCTACCACTGCTCTCATTACAATATACTCTTTCATTGATGTATTTAGAGCAGATCCTTACACCTTAGTCATATTCACAACAGCAATTGTTGTCTCATCGACTATAGGTGATTCCTTTTCATCTGTTATGCTTAACGTCCCAGGTGCCGGCGGATCTGCCGCAACTATGGTTGATGGATTCCCGATGGCAAAACGAGGCGAGGGTGCAAGAGCTCTTTCTGCTGCCATCACAACATCTGCAATCAATGGATTTATCTGGGGCATCCTTGTCTTTTCGTTTTTGCCTTTCTATGCATCGGCGGTAATGTATTTTGGAATACCTGAACAACTTGCCTTCATGTTCTTAGCATTTGCATCTGTCTGCTTTTTTTCAAATCACTATTGGGCAAGAGGTATATTTAGTTTAGGATTGGGTATCTTCTTAGGACTCATAGGACAAGATCCTCATACAGGATCTCCTCGACTGACAGGCGGTTGGGATTACTTAGGCAATGGTATTCAGATCACACCAATCCTTGCAGGTATTCTTGCTTTTCCAGAATTGATTGAACTATATATAAACAAGTATGAACAAGTTACTTTTGAGATCAAAGATTATAAAAATCAAGTCATTCAAGGTATCAAAGATTCTTTTATCCATTGGAGAGAGTCGCTCGCAGGAGGAGCAATTGGAGCTTTTATCGGAATACTCCCTGGAATTGGTGGGGCTATTGCTGATTGGGTTGCTTACAGTTTCAGTGTGG